AATTACTAAGTGCTTCACCTGAGTAACCTTCAGTTACTTTGCCGCCAATTTTTCCTGCTGTGGTGCGGATAGAGGCTGCAAGTAAGTCTGTAATAAAAGATTCATCTTCACTTCGATTAGTGATGTAAAGATTTTCTGCTGCTTTACGTAGAGCTGCAGGATCTGAAGCAGCGGCTGAACCTAATGCAACTGCACGCTTCTTTAGATTTGCTTCGATTTTAGCGATCTGTAATTCATAGTCAGTAGAGCCCTGGGCTTGTCCTGATGCCTGTAAATCACGGAAGTTATAGTACTGGACATAACGCGCCTTGATTTCAGCGGAGTTCTGCTTGAACCAAAGGTCATCACGGATTGCTTTACGCAGTTTGTCCGGAGTCCATTTTTCAGATACATATTTTTTTAGAAGTGCATTAAGACTTGGGATGTTCTTAAATAAAGTTTCAGGTAAAGCAAAGTCTTTTTCTGCTGCTGTGTTAAGCGCTTCATCTTCTAATTCAGCAGCAGTTTTAACTTTCTCTTTATCTTTATCATCTACTGTTTTATCAGTAATGACCTTATCGGCTGCTGCTTTATCAGTAATGACCTTATTATCTGCTGGTGTTAGTCCAGCAGCGGCAGCTATTTCGATACCATCTTTATATTTTCTATTGTTATATGTACCAGTAAATGGCTTACCACTCTGTAAGAATGGATTAGCCGTAGTTCCTTTACCAGTATAATAGTTACTGCTTAATGGTCCTTCAGTATCTGTTGATGAAGGCAGTTTTACTTTGATTTCAGGAAATGCTGCTTCAACCTTTGGCGCAATAGCCTTAAACTTAGTTGTTAAGGTATTTAATTTTGTTTGTAGAGAAGATGTATTTTCCCCACGAGCCTTTGCTTTATTTATTTGCGCTTGGATATCTTTGATATCACCTGAAATACTAATGTAATCTTTTGCTGGCTTTTCTAACTTTTTTAACTTATTATACTCTGCCATAAATTTTAGACGTTTTGCATCAAGAGCAGTGATTAAACCGTTAAGTCTTTTAGCCTCAGCATCTGGTACACCTGAACGGCGAAGTTTGGCTTCTAAAACGCGCATTTCTCTTACACTTGCACTGTATTGGTTACCAAGTTTAGTTAACTTAGCGGTAACTACGTTAGCCATTTAGCGTAGACCTCCAAGTTCCTGCATTAGAATTGTGTAGGCATCAGACGCTTGATTAGTCTTAGCCTCTGCTGTGCCGGCAATCTTTTGTGTAATAAATTGTTCTTCATCTACACCACCAGTAGTAGTGCTAAATCCTTTACCAGATACGTTAACGGCAGGTTGTCTCTTTTGTTCTGCGTTAATTAACTTCTGGTACTTTGCTTTTTCAGCTGATGTTAAAGAGCGACCTAATAGATCTTTAGCAACAGTCTCAAGTATCTTTGCTGTTTGAGTTGGGCTAGTTACGTATGTCTGCTTTGTGGTTGTTGGAGCACCAGTACCGGTAGCATCGGCCTTGCTGCTTTTAAGAACATCGTAGCGCTTGACAGGTGTTGTTGAGCCAACAATCTTATTAAGAGTAACTTGGCCTTGATATGCTTCTTCTAACTTTACTAAAGCCTTATAGTAATTGATATTGAAATCAGAACTTATTTTGCCAGTCCAAAAACCGGCATCTTTTAATTGTTGAGCCAAGGCTAGACGTGCTTCTTTTGAGCCATCTGCTATATCTTTAGCAAAAACTGCAAGGGTTACTTCATCAGCCATTTGTATCTCCAATTAACGATGCAAACATTGTGTTGTAAGCACTCATAGTGTTTTCATTTGTCTTGGCAAGTTCGCGCAATTTAACAATTGCTTCATCTTTCATAAACGATACAAGGCTACTTGTACCAGAAAGTGTGCTTAGCGCTTCCTTCTGCATCTTGTATGAGTCGTAGGTATCTAGCATCTCTTTAAGAGATTTTTGAATAGGGCCACGAACGGTTACACTCTTGTCATTTAACATCTTGCGTAAGTCATCAAGAGCGCGTATGCGCTCGATTGCCTTCTTGCCGCCTTCTGATAGTTCTTCTTGAACTAAAGGACGGCCAGCTTTGAAAACCTTTGCCCATTCGGTAAATTCTTTACGAGCAACGCTGCGTTCAAAATCTGTAACCATATTCTCAAGAGAAGACTCATAGTCATTCTTCTTTGCGTAATACTGCTGTAGATCAGAGGCTGTTTGTACTTCACGCAGGTAATCATCTACACGCTTGTTGTACTTTAAGCCAGCATCTTTCATAATCTTATAGGCATCCCAAGAGAAGCCTGACTTGTGAGGAATAAGAAACGCAGCACCTTGTGGGTATTTTTCAAATAGACTTTGATTCTTGTCTACAAATACGCCTGATTCTTCTGCGTATTTAATCATAGCAACTGTCTTCTTTTCAGATTCAGGTACAGTAAATGGGATCTCATTAGGGAATAGTTCAACCCACTTAGTCATAGCTGCGTCGTAGTCACCTGGGTACTGGTCTAGTAAACTGTTCCAAGCCTGCTTGAAATTAGCCTTACCATTGTCGCTAATCCACTGAGCCATATCAGCTTTTAACTGTACTGATGGTGATGCCGGAGCAAAGAATCCAAATACAAAACGTGTACCAAGAATACCAATAACTGTGTTCTTAATACGCTGACGATACATTTCTTGTTCCTGAATTGAAGGAGGAATCAAATTACCGGTCTCGTCATACTTCTGTGGCAGTCCGTGACCGCCTGCTTCTAAGTAAGTAACAGCCTTACGCCAAGCTGATGCGTACTGTGAGTCACGTTCATCTGTACTCATTACTTCGTATGCACGATTGATGTGAGCCGGTAAGAATGAAGATACAAAGGAACGATCTACTGCATACTTACCCATAGTTAATTGAGTGATTGTGTCTGCAGCACCTGGTGCTCCAGCAACATCTACTAAATTTGATATAATCTTCATAGATACACCGGCAAGTGGACCTGAAAATGTAGGGATCAAAGAGTCTTGGTTCAAAGATGGAGTAAGCATCTTTACTTGAGCACCGAATTGTACTGGGAAAGGTGTCTTAAACTCTGCTGGTATACCCATTGCTGTCATTGCGCCTCTTACAGCAGCATAAACTGGTTCAATAGCTGGATAGACAAAGTACTTTTCGCCTTGATCGTCTTCTTGAATCCAACCATTATGGCTAATGCCATCATAAGTTAGTGCTGCTTTACGAATAGCCATTGGGTTATAGACAACAACACGAGACATACGACGATAGAAGTCCTCAGTCGCACGATAGAAACGAGAAAAGTTACGCGCTCCAAATGCTAATTGTGTACGAACTAGTGGATTATCCACATACTGCAATACTTGAGATACTGCACGTTCTTCTACGATCTCAGCAAACTGACGCTTAGCACGTTCTTTAGCTGTAGCAATCTTCTTTGGATCTGCTTGGTCAACTTTACTAACAACAGATGCAATGTATGCTTCTTCAAAGCCAGACTTTTTCATCTGCTTGCGAATGTCAATGATCTCATTAAATACCATAGGTTGACGAGACATACGTGAGTTAGCAAGACCTAGCCAAGTCCAACCCTTTGATATCAATGAAGCAGTTACATTGCCTGATTCTGATAAAGGAACCAATACAGGTCCAAGCACATAGGCTGGAATGTCTGCATCATCAAACTTAGATACATCATCTAGTGATAATTGACCAGAGATAATATATTCTCCTTGGTCATTTTGCACACGAATCTTATTAAGAAGATCTAGGTTGATTTCTTCTTTACTTCCACTCTTTTCAAATACTTCTTGTGCTCTATTGTAAGCAATCTCAGCGTGTTGTCTTTCATCAATGCCTTTTGCTGCAAGTTGGGCTTCCTTACGGAAAGATGGGTTCTTTTCCATCCAATCCATAATTTTTTGTACAGCAATAACCTTGCCTTCTGCTGTGTTACTAAGGTTTGCCATAGCAACAGCACCAAGTCTGTCGTTTGCAATGTAGTTAATACGCATAAGCCAGGTAAGTAGCGCTGCCTCATCTTGATTACGTAACGCACGCTTATCAATCTTACGACCATCTTTTGCTATTCCATATTTTGCAGCTTTTGGCTCGTTGATTACTAGGGCTTCGCTACGAACTCCGTGTGCGCGAGTAAAATTAGTGGCTCTTGTTATGTAATCTCCACCAGTAGCAAAGTTACTTGCGCCTTCAGAGACCATAGCCAAAGAGTTATCTAAGTTTCCGTAGATAAGATGCTCGGCAAGTATTTCTGCCTCATCTTCAAACATAGGTTTCATACCTAGTCTTTCACGTAGGCGATTAACTCGCCCAGATGTAAGAGATGTAGCAATAATTCGACGAGTCTGACCTACTGCACCGCCAGCTGTAGATGCTTTAAGTGTTTCAATTTCTCCAGCAAGAGATGCTTTGACAACAGGATCTGTTGTAATCTTCATCGCTTCTTTTTTTAATTTAATTTCATCACGTGCTTTAACAATCATATCGTCAACAGCTGTAATTTCAGCCTCAAATTTACCGGCTTCCTTTTTATTAAGGATTCTTAGAACTCCACCTAGTGGATTATCATTCCAAGTGCTAGTTTTTCTTGCGCCTTCTAGGGCTGTATTAACGCGAGTAGAAAGATAACGACTCTTAGCAAGACCCCAAGGGCTGCCACCGATAGCAAGGTGAACCATTAGATCTTCAGATGCGTTACGGATAGCATAACGTGGGCCAGCAAGGGTTAGGAATGACCAGTATCCGGTCATATTGTCTACCCATTCTTTATTGGCATAACCAAACATTCTGTTAATAAGACCGCTACGCGCTGCTGCTCTGTCAATATCTACAAGGCTAGGCGTGGTCATAAAAGGATTGTAGTCAGATGGATATACACCAAGTTCTGGAAAGTCATCAGCAAAGTTTGCTACAGAGAACCTTGATTCACCTTTAGTAATAGTCTGGTTAACAATCTTTTGACCAGCTTCTGTAAGGTTTAGGCCACGTGCTTCTGCGATAGTTCCCCAGATACCTTTGACCATTTCCTTGCGCTTACCAATATCATCTGTTGCTTCAAAAGTTTCTGCCATCATTCTTGAATCGTACTTAGGCATTACTAAGCGTGCTAAGCGATAAACCTGTGTTGAGGCATCTGCTGCAGTAACATCGAATAAGTCATCTTTGAACATAGGAGCAATGTTAAACTTTGCCTTAAATCTATCTAAGCGTGCTCCGATAGCCCTAGATGGTAAACGTACAAACTTCTTTATATCTTGAGATTGCTTTACTTTCTCGCCAAGAATTTTACTATCTTCAGAAAGTGTTTTAAGGATTCCATCTGTATCTGATAGTTGACCATATAGGTCATCCATAATTCTAGGAGCATATTTATCAATACTAATAACTCTATCAGCGCCTGTAACAATTGCTATACGTGTTTTACGTTGTAAATCTAAACGAGGAAGTATTACGCGCTTGCGCCCAATAGAACCTTTTAATAGATCAATGGCTTCTTCTGTGTTTAGTAAAAAACCTTTTGCAGTATTAGCATCTACTACTTCAGCCTTTTGAAGTACTCTAATTACTTCTTGACCAAACTCAGGTGCTAGTCTTTTAAGATCATCACGTGCTTCTACTAATTCTTTTCCCTTGCTATTGGACTTTTGTAGTCCGGTATATTTAGCCAAGGCAGTTCCGTATTGATCCCAGAAAGCAACAGTTGCTGGCTTAGCAAAGTATTCAACTACTTTTTCGCCTTTAGCCATTACATCTAAAGAATACTTACCAATTACATATAAAGATCTTAATTTAGATGCTACAACAAGTGGGTCTGCAAATAAACGAAATGCTGTATCTACGCTGCCAGATACTAAACCGTAGGCTAATCCGTTTTTCTCAAGTTCTTCAGGAAGAATAGCGTTAGCTAACTGACGTCCTGGTGAAAACTTAGCACGATCTACTTCAGATAGAACGTCATTGAATAGTCCACGTTCTTCTTCGATATCGCTTACGCCTGGTATGACTGTGTTATTAGGATCAGCAAGCATAATGTACTTCTGTTGTCCAGGAGTAGCGGTAGCAAATAACTTGCCTATATCTTCGCCTGACTTAATACGCATAGCAATATCAACTGCGTCTTGGCCATACTTTGACTTAGCCTTTTCAATACGGCCTTCGTTGTATACCTTGTCACCTTTATCGTTAGCTTTATCCCAAGCAAAGCCAATATCGCCTTGAGACATTGGGATAGCAACAGCACGATAAGTACGTGTAGCAAGATCAGATAATTCTATGGCACCCTTAAACGCAAGTGTAATTGGGTTGTAACTTGCTGCATAATGCCAAGCAGTTCCAAACCAACCACGAGATGGTTTAGTAAGAGGATCTTCTGTTCCATATTTTTTAACAAGATCTGCTTGTTGATCTGGTGGCAATTTTGAGTATTTTGCTACTGCTACATCTTTAGGAAGATTAGATAATTCTTTATGGACAAAGAGAGCCTTGACCATATCGTCAACTTGCTTCTTTGATTCACCTTGTAGGTTTGCGGCTAGCGCTGCTGCTTTAACATTATCAGCCATCAGTTACCTTGCGCTAGCGCTTCTTGGTATAACACTGCGATCTCACCGGTGGTGTCAAAAGGCAATAGTTGTACTAGAGAATCTGAAAGTTTAACGGTGTTCTTCTTCATCATTAAAGCTGATGATCCTGCTCCTGGACCCATATCAATACCAGTAGTAATTGGTGAATCTGGTCTTTGAGTTGGAGCATATAATTCTGTTACTGGAGCCTGCATTGCAGCTTCGCGTACTTCAGCGGCTGGCATTGGGCGTTGATCTGGAGTTGTCGAAAGCGGAGCACCTGACTTAATTGCCGATGTCTCTACGCCTTCGCCGTATGCGGTAGATCCCATACGTAGGTTATCTGTTCTAACAGCGTATTTGCCAGGACCTGAAACTCCGGCCATTGGGTTCATTGGTTCAGCCATCTGTTTCTTCTCCTAACTTTTCTAAATCTGCGGTCATATCTTCCCAAGCACGAATAGTCTTCGTCTTTTGGTTAGAATGATAAATGGATAGTTCCATTAGTTCACCTGTCATAGCTTCAAATGTTTGTGCTATGTTGTGAATAAAACCTGAAAGTATTACTAAAAAATCAGAAAGGCGCACTGGGCGAGGAATGTCATTGTTATCGTTGCTCACCCAGTACACCTCCTATAAAAAATTTATCCTTTTTTAACTGCGTTGCCTTTACGTCCTGCTGGCATCATTGATGGTACTACCTTGCCTGGTCCTGCTGGCTTAGAAGTATCCTTCTTACCTTCAGTTGGCTTTGACATAGGTGCTGCTGCACGTGATCCTTTGTTCATTTTACACCTCCTCCTTTTTTATGCGGCGCCGGTAATACCAGCTAGTAGTTGGGCTATATCGGGTTTTTGACCAGCAGCAGGGGCCGTACCACCTTGTTGATTTGGAGGTTGCTGCGAGGCGTTGGCGGAGGCCGCACCTGCTGCTGGAATCTGTTCTGCGCCAGGCATACCTGGCATCTCTGGTGGCATCATTGGTTCTGGTGCTGGGGCTGGTGTAAATGCTTTTTCGATAATGTTCTCTAGTGCTTGGCCCTTTTGCCGACCTTGGATAACAGTTGCGATACGGCTGATAATCTCGGAAGGGTCTTGGCCCTGCGCCGCGAGAGCCGGAATCGCCTGAGCATACTGTGCAACAGCAACACGCAAAGAATCGCGCATTTCTTCAATATCAACACGTTGTTCCTCCTGAGTAACATTTAGATCCATAGGGATTTCACGACGTACATAGTCACGAGAAACAAGTTTGTCTGAACGCATTTGTAGTAAAGCAATGATGGCACGGTTAGGATCCATACCAGACATAATTCCGTAGCGTACATCTACGCCGTACTCGCCTTTAATGTCACGAGATGGAATGTATTTAAGTACATAAGGTGTGCCGTCATCGGTTCCCTTAATAGTTTTAGGGATTCCACCAAAGATTTGCTCATCTGCTTCAAAGCAAAGTGAGGCAAGCTCGGTAAACAATCTAGCAAACTGCGCTTGTGCTGCCTTGATCTGTGTATCAAAGCCAGCTTGTAGCGCTTGGACTCCGCGACCTGTAACTACTGAAGCATCAATGTTACCTGAACGTGACTCTGGGTATCTAGCACCCATACGAAGTTCACGTTCTAATACACCGGATTCAGTAAATACTCCAGCGGGAAGTTCTAATGGAACACGGCGGATGCCTTGCGGATTAGCAGAACGCATAATGGCATCAGGGCCGAGGGCAAGTTCCTGAACATCTTGTGGAATAGCAATAGGTGCTTGGATAGATTTCTCTGCTGCTTGGATTTGTAAGATTGCAAAGCGAGCACGAGCAAGCTGAACGGATAGCACATCATCAAACTGACCGCGTGCTTCGCCATCTAAAGATGAGCGCATCACGGTACGTGCCATAGATTTACCAAGAACGTTAGGAGTACGTGATAGTACTAGGTTCTTTCGTTCTGGTAAGTAAAGCAAGTCTTGATCTTTGTCGTGATATTTAACCATTGACACATAAGGAGAACCTAGTTGGTAGTTGTTTCTACCAAGGATTTGTTCGTAGAACTCTGGATACTGGGCAGCTAATGATTCAGCATCGCTGATAATAACCTGAGTCAAAGATAAGGTGCGACCATAGCGATCTAACTCTGGGTAAGTTCCAAATGGGTTAAGCATACGGATACGTGGGTTGTTGTCATCGTAATCCATCTCAACCATACCGATACACATACCATAGGTGTTATACCAGTCTGCTGCGGTATACATCTGTAGCTGTAGATCAGAGTTTGAAACATAGAAGTTAGCAATACGAGTTCTAGTATCTGCGGCTTTACGTGCAGCGTCTGAAACCATATTAGTTGCTGAGCAGTTCCCTC